TAGATGAGGATTTCGGGGCAACTAGCACAGCAGTCAATCTCGCTGATAATTCAAACAACGCAACAGCAATCAACATAACAGCAAGTGAAGGCAAGAACTTTGATGGCGTAAATACTTGGGTAGGAACAAATGGAGAGCCTGATATTATAATAGCTTAATAGGAATAACTATCGCACCCAACCTACATAGCTGGCAACGTTTCAACAACGGTCTAACGTGTATAGAAAACGCGATAATCTATACACGTAAGATTATTTACCCTTTAACTTTCGTTCTTTTTCGTTTGGGGTAGCATAAAATGAAATGGTGCTTAATAAATAACAAGGGTTCGAGACAGTAACACCACAGCGTAAACACGTTATTTTTAACAAAGGTTATGTTGTGTTAGAATACACATAAGATATTTTTATTACAGACAATTAAATAAGAGGGCTATATCATGGCAGTTGGAAAAGGTTTTGCAGGGCGCAAAGTAACGTTAACAATCGGCGGCGTTGGTAATATAGCTATTACTACAAAGGGTTTATCAGTTAACAATTCAATGATTGACGTTACAAACGATCAATCTGATGGTTGGGCTACTGCTTTAGCTGAACCAGGTCAACGAGCTATTGAACTCACATTTTCAGGCGTAGTTGAAAACCTAAACTTGCTAATGTCTGCTATCAGTAATACAAGCCAAATATACGCTTGTGTTTTAACTTATCCAGAGGGTTCAACCGTCACAAGCGATTTTTCTTTTGGTACGTTCAGCGATACGGGCGAGTACAACGAAAAAGACACATTCGAGGCTTCAATGGCTTCTAGTGGCGAAGTTATATTCGTGGCGGGTACTTAATTTATGGCGGGCATTCAGAAAGAGATCACAATAGGCTTTAAGGGTGAGAAATACGACATTAAATTGTCTATGGACTTACTCAATAGAATTGAGTTAAACGGCGTTAATTTGCTAAAGCTTCAACTATTGTGCGATCAAAGCGATGGCATACCACCAACAAGCCTGTTAGCATCTTTCTATGCCTTATTGCTACAATCGGCAGGCGAGGACGTTAGCGCGGAGGACGTTTGGTCTGAGTTAATTAATACCGACCCGATTGGGTTGATTAATGCTACTAAAACAGCTTTGGCCTCTATGTTCCCAAGTAGCATCGAGGAACTACCCGCAAAAAAGCCAAAACCGAACAAGCCGAAGAGTTAACGGAATACCCGTTCCACACTCTTTTTGCTATGTCTGTTAGCGAGTGGGGCATTCAGCCCAGCGAATATTGGGAAATGTCACCTTGTGAGGTTGGCGAAATAATGAGGTTCAATACACCGCCAGAAATGCACAACGGCATGAATGTAGAATTTTACGACGATTTAATTGAAAGATCACAGGGCGAAGGGTTTTTATAATGACTAGTAAGATCGGCGGCGTATATGTAGAGCTTAAAGCTGATGTTGATGCGGCCGGTGTAGTTAAAGGCGAGCAGAAAATAGTTAATTCTGCAAAGAAGATACAAAGCGAGTTTAAAAAAACTGACACAACTATATCGTCAAGTTCAAAAAAGATAGTTGAAGCCAATAATAAAGCATCCAAATCAACAACAAAATTCGGTCGGTCTGCGGGCATGGCTGGTATTCAATTCCAACAATTCACAGGCCAAATTCAAGGCGGCGTCAACCCTATGATCGCTTTCAGTCAGCAAGCGGCTGATTTAGGGATCGTTATGGGCGCTCCATTACTTGGTGTAGTCGCTTCACTTGGAGCAGGGTTAGCTTTATTTTTAGTGCCTGAGCTATTCAACGCTAAAAAGGCCACTTCAGAACTAACCGATAAGTTAAAAGATCTAAAAGAAGAGCAAGTATTAACGGCAGAGCAAACAAAATTTCTCGCAATATCTCAAGCAGCTGAAACAAAAGAAAAGAAAAAGAAAATAACTGAGATAGACAAGGAGATAGAGAAGTTAACTAAACTTTTAGAATTACAAGAATCCCAAAAAAAATCAACGGGCGGCGGTAGGAGTGGCGAAGGTAACAGAAAATCAGCAAACAAAAGAATTGAAGAAACAACAAAGCTACTTTCAAAAAATAGGGCTGAACTTGATACTTTAAAGCAAGAAACAGGCCAGTTAGGAATTGTTTCTACTGATGTAGAAAAAGCAAGGCAAGAAGGGTTAAAGAAAACCAATGATGTAACAGTCGCATTACAACAACAAGTTGCACTTACTTCGGTAGGTATTAATGAGGGTGAAGACGCGGCAAGGCGTTTAGCAATCGCTTTAGAGCTAGGCTATACAAAAGCGGCGATGTTACCGCAAGCAATGAAAGACTCACTAACAGAGCTTGAAGCGCTTGAAGCAAAACAAATAGAATTGAATAAAACTGAGCGAGCAGAAGCGCAAACAACAGCAAAGTTAAAGTCTGAATTGTTAGCTAAAGAAGGAAAAGCTAAGACAGAAAGGACAAGTAACTTAGATAAAATCAGAGCGGAAACCGCAACAGAGCAAGAACTATTAGCGGCTAAATACATAACTCAATTGGAATTATTAGAGCAATCATTAATCAACGGTGAAGTTTTGCGCGATGAATATGATAGCTTGCGAGTAGGAAAGGCGCAGATACTAGCTGACAACCTGCTTAGTATAGATAAAAAGAAAGCAGATGCAGAAGAAAAACTAGCAGAGGCCGCAAAACAAGCAAAAACAACCGCTTTATCATCAACATTCGGCGCATTATCTAGCTTAATGAACACAGGTAGCAGAAAACTATTTAAAATTGGCAAAATGGCGGCTTTGTCTGGCGCTATAGTTGACGGTATTGCAGCGGTTCAAGGTGCTTTTAAAGTTGGTAGTTCAGCAGGTGGCCCGGTATTAGGCGCGGCATACGCAGCGGCAACAGCTATTAAGTCAGCGGTTCAGGTTCAGCAAATAGCAAGCCAAAAATTTGGCGGTGCTGGCGGTGGTGCAAACACGTTTAGTAGTGGTTTGCCATCAGTTAGAACAGCAGACAGCGCACAAGCACCACAAACACAACAAGTCGATGTTAGAGTGACAGCGGCGGGCGGTGGCATTGTTGACATGTTCAACTTTGAAGTTGCCAACGGTGCATCACCTATAGGCGGTTAATTGCCTATATCCAACTAACAAGATACAATATAATCCAATCAAAAGAGGGCTAATATCATGGCATTACCAACACCAGCAACAGCACCAACTATTCCAACACCGACACCGATCACGCCTGAAGCGATCCCGCCAATAGATAAGCCAGGTTAAAAAATGGCGGCTATACATTTACCAAACTCTACAGTAGTAGGCAATAAAACAGTGCCTACACCTAGCCCTATTGGGCGGTTGTTTACGCCTATTAATTTAGATGCTGTTGATATTGGTGAGGTGCTATCACCTTTAATCCTAAGCCCAATTGCGGCGGGTTTAATCGGTTCTGCTGTAATAATAACGCCCGCAACTACCGCAACATTAAACACGCCTACAATAGTAAGTTCTTTGCCCGCCTTAGCTATAGATACACCCGTTATAAATACACCTTTGGCAGTTGCAGTATTAGCAACGCCCATTATAAATACACCGCTAGCAGTTGTAACATTGGCAACACCCGTTATAAATACACCTTTGGCGGTCGCAACATTAAACACGCCCGTTATAAATACACCTTTGGCGGCCGCAGTATTAGCAACGCCCGTTATTATTGCGGCGAATGCTTTAGATCCTACAACACCGCCTTTCCCACTTAATCATGCGCGTATTTTGTATAATAATTTACTAGTTACTAGCACAGTGACAACTTCAACAGGGACAACGCCAGAATATTCAATTATCCCAAACACATACCAGTCATGGGCGTTTAGCGTTGCGGGTTGGGTTAAGTATGTTTTACCCACTAATCAGCTTATTGATACCGTATGCATTGGCGCTCATAACCTATTCACAAATGGTTACAGCGCACAGGCTTTTTATAGAACCATCACAGGCGGAGCGCTTGTTGCTTTTGATGTTACTAGGGTTACAACCACAAATGACGCTATAATGTTTCATGTAGACACCGCAGTCAACGCAAAGGTGATAGAGGTTCATACCACAGTTGGAGCGGGTGACAGTTCTATCGGTTTTGTATCTGCTGGAGTAGCAATGCAAATGCCAAGGCCGTTTTTTAGTGGTCACAATCCAATGAACCAAAATAGAAAAACTCGCTTTTACGATGCTTGGACGGAAACCGGACAGATGGTAGGGCGAGCAAAGCGTAGCGTTCAATTAGACGGTGATTTTACGTGGGATAATATACCGGATGCTTGGTATAGGAATTACATGCCAGCGTTTATTTTATCAGCATCACAATTGCCTTATTTTATATCATGGAACTTATCCCAACACCCTAACGATACTGCTATGGCGTTTACTGACGACGATATTAACGCGCCCTACTCAGGCACAAGAGACTTGCGGAGTTTGTCATTTAGCGCGCGAGGCATTGCATAGATGGCGTATGACAACGAGCGCAAAAAATACAATAAAATACCTTTTCAATTCGTTGAGATAGAAGTTGATGCAGTAGTCACTCGATTTTATGATTATGATTACGGTGAAGTTATTTCTGGATTTAGCGGCTATCCTGCATTAAAAAGTTTTAGTATGTCCCCTGCTCAAATAAATATAAACGGTGGTATCGGCATAAGAGCAACGGCACAGGCCTCTATCGGTGAGGTGATGGATTACACAGTAAACGGCACATTATCCGCTCCTGTTAGATATTGGGCAGCATGGACGGCTAAAAACCGAGATTATAGATATCAAAGAATAAGCCATTACAGCGGTTACATTGTCAACGGCAAATATGAAGCCGCTAATTTTATACAGCGCGATTTTCTTATTGAGAATATGAGCTGGGGCGCTGACGGCGTAAGCTTCTCATTGCGCGACCCGCTAATGTTAGCTAACGACGATAAGGCGCAATTGCCACTTGAGTCAACCGGCATATTATCAGCAGACATAAGCAGCACCACAACAGCGGTCAATATTACACCGGCGGGCGTAGGTGATTTAGAATATCCCGCAAGCAACTTTTACATAATAATTAATGAAGAGGTCATGCTTTGCACTTCAAGAACAGCAGACGCCTTAACTGTTGATCGTGGTGAGTATGGAACAGAGGCGGCGCTTCAATCATTTGAGGCTAAAGTTCAACTGTGTTTATGGTTTGATGACGCTACTATGTCAGATATGGGCTACCACCTTTTTACGGTAGGCGCGGGCGTTCCAACATCATATATAGATAAGCCAGTATGGGACGCCAGAAGTGAAAATGCTTTTCCCAATGTCTATAACATGCTCATTACAAAGCCGACAGGCGTTAGGACATTACTGAAAGAAATATGCGATTCAGCACCGCATTATTATTATTATGATACCCGGTCAAATCAAATTCAATTCAAACCACAAGAAGCACCCCAAGATACGGGGCAAATACTTACGTATGAAGAAAATTTATTAATGGGTAAAACCGTCGTTACTGATAGAAAGGATTTGCAAATAACAACCGTTGTTATTTATTTCGATATTAGAAACCCGGTAAAAGATATTAAAGAAACAAGCAACTACGCCAAGGTTTACGTTAGAGAAGACACTGCGGCGGTGTTGGCTAATGGTGGGGTAAGACAATACAAAACTATTTTTAGTCGGTGTATAGGTTCATCGGCTAAAAGTGCGGCGGTATTAGCGGCGGCATTGACTGGTAGGCGGTTTGCAGTAGCACCAATACAGATGAATTACGAGCTAGATCCAAAAGATAGCGAAGTTTGGACAGGTGATGCAGTAAGGGTTAAAAGTGATTTAGTGCTGAATGCAACGACGTTGTTGCCAGATTTGCGGAATTATCAAGTCATTTCGGCTAATGAGAATGTGACAAATCAGCGATTTAACTACACAGTATTAGAGCATACATACGGCGCTGCGGTTTCTGGCGATGAAGATGTGAGTAATTCAGACACTAGGCTTGTATATATATCCGGCTTAAACGACCAATTAAGAGCAACGGCGGGCGGTGCGGCTAGGACGCTTAGGGAATATTACGACGATACTTACGGCGATATAGCCTCCGGTTACGATGTTCGATTTATTATTGAAGTCGGCGCGGTAGCTGGATCATCGGCTGGCGCTTCAATCAGCACCGGCGCATGGCCTGAGCTAACAACCCCACCAATAATAATTAATTACAACTTATTGATTGGTCGTGGTGGTAGCGCAAGTGGCGATGGTGGTGTCGCGCTGTCACTGGATAACGACATTAGGTTAAGTAATTTAGGCACTATTGGTGGCGGCGGTGGTGGCGGTGGCTCATTTGTTGATGACGTCCCCGACTTTGGCAATGGTGGCGGTGGTGCGGGTTATTTCGGTGGTGTTGGTGGCAATGGTCAAAGCGGTGAAGAAACTAGCTCTAACACAGTAGCGGGATTTTTATTAGGCGGGGCGGCTTCACCGTTTGGCGGTGGCGATGGTGGCGATCTAGGTCAAGACGGTTCTGCTTCATCACAAGAGGCAGGCGGGCTAGCGGGCGCAGCAATAAATTTAAACGGCTTTGTGATAACATACGTTAACACAGGCACAATAATAGGATCGGTATCATGAGTTTAGTCCCCCACAAAATAACGGCTTTACAGGGCGTTTTTGCTGATGCTCAAACAAGCGGTAAAAATACCGTATCGGGCGCTGTTGTCATTATGTATGACGATGATTCAACAGCAATTACAATGTATGACGATGCTGTTTTTAGCAACGGCGCAACATCTAAAACAACCGATACAAGCGGTGAATTAATTATTTGGATTACGCCAGGCAAATATACCCAATCACTAAACGGCTCGACGCCTCAAGCGGTTACAGTTGGCAGTTCATCACCTACAGAAGTCGATACAGTGGCAAATATTGAGCTATTAAAACCAGAGCAGACAGGGCAAAGTTTTATTTGCCAAGACTTGATAAATAATAAATACATCTTGCAGGCTGAAGGATATACCGCTTTAACGGGTGATATTACATGCTCAAATGGTCGTGTAATGAAGTTGCAAAACATATCAGCGGAAAGAGTTGAAACTACTGGCGGCGCATCGGTACAGGCTGAAATAATAGACTTAAACACTGATATAGCTAATTTATCGGCGGCTCAAGTGGGCGGGTTAATCTCATTTACTACACTAGCAATATTACAGGCATTTACACCAAGTGCAGCGCAAGAATTATTCTCTTACAAAGTAACTAACGATTCAACGCCTGCAAATAATGGTTATTATCATTATATTTCGGCTGGCAATTATGGTAAAGATGCTGATCTTGTAGGCCAATTTGTCACGGAGGCGGGGACAGATGCGATCAGTTCAGCAACTATTGAAAATTATACTAGCGTGAGAACAGACATAGCATACTCAAATATAATAAGTAATGTGACGTTAACGCCTGATCTTTGCCTAAAGTCAGACGGAACAACATTAGCTTTTCCAGGCGGTGCATATTCAGCGCCAATATATATTTACGGTAACAGTACAAGAACGATAATATATAAGGGCAAATACGGCGGTACGGCGGTAGGTTTACTATTTAGAGACAATACAGGCGCTATAGTTAGTTTCACCAATCAAGGCTCTAACACGCTAACAAATGAAGAGGTGGCAATACCTAGCAATGCTTACACAGTAGAGTTAAGCACCACTAAGTCGGCTGACTTCTCTGTTTTTTATAATGAAAAAAACATTCCTTCTGTAGCTGAAGATCTAACGCTTGCAATAAAACAGGTTAGTGACGGTATAATCACTTTGCCTGCAACGGTTCAAAATGACGTTTTTGTTAATGACGCAAATGAGTTGGTAGCTATAACAAACGGTCGCGCATATGAGGCTCAATCTGTTGTTCCAGGTGCAACGATAAGATATGAAACAAAATATGGTAGTGATGCGGTTGCTATGATATTTCTTGATGTTGTCGGGGCGGTTATATCTTCAATTGGGGACGCCTCAAACACATTTAAACAAGGCTTTGCCGTTGTTCCATCTAACGCAACACAGGTTAGATTTAGCACTACAGACAGCAGAACAGACCCTCATTTTTGCTATGTAAACTTAGATAAGAGATCGGGTAAATTATCGGGTTTGAGTTTGGATGCTATAGGCGACAGTATAACGCAAGGTTCACAAATTAAAGTAGAGGAAAGTATTAGCTTAGATGAAGCAAAACAGCTTGTTTATTGCGGGCTTATTGGCTCAAAGCATGGCATGGCTGTCACTAATAACGGCAAAGCAGGCACAAGAGTTGCTTCATATAATCCATACGGGCGCACAGTTTCTTACTTGGATGGTGGCAGTGTAATTGGGTATGATGAAATACATTACTTAAGTGCTAATGGCGGTGCTGACGGTAAGATATTTACAACCCCGGCAAATTGCGATTCTATACGTTTAACAATACAGTTTACTGATAGCGTTGATGCTAACAATTCAATTGCTGATTTATCGGCTAGTCTTGTAGCTGTATTAGGCACTGATTTAAGTGGCACTAATTTATATAATAATGCTAATAACGTAACAGGCTCTTATATAAAATACGACGGGACATTGAAAGCTGACGCAACAGGAATTTATGTTGATATAGCGGTATCGGAAAGCACTGAATATGCAATCAGTGATTTATACGAATTTGCGACAGTTGGCCCATTTAGGTATTTATCATTTGTTGAAAGAATAGCCGATTTTACAGCTACATCAACGGACATTAAAACAATCATGGGCGGTACTAACGACCGACAAGATTACATTATCGGCGCTGATGATTCAGTTAGTCCTTATGAATTTAAAGGCGCATTAAACTTAATAATCAAAGCAATACTAGACGATGATCCAACAGTGAAGCTAGGTTTAATAACATTGCTGAGAATAAGTGCGGATAGTTATGTTGATGAATTGGCACAGGCTACGATCGACATAGGTAGCCGTTGGAGCGTTCCAGTTTTAGATATGCGTAAAGATTCAGGCTTAAACGTGTTGAATGTAGATGACTCGACTATTTTAAGTTACGACACTGTACACCCAAACATTGCGGGTAATGTAAAGATAGCCAGTGTTATAGCGGGGTTTATAGAAAGTCTTTAGATATGCGGCTTCAATCCGTTATCACGCAACAGCTTGCGGTAGCGGATAATTTCATTTTCTATATCTGACCAATGAGGGAATAATTCTTTTAATGTTGGGTGATTAGCCTCGCATTTGAGCCATCCTAGCTTATCAGTGCCGTAGCATTCTATTATTCGTTGCGCGTAAACTTCAGGCATTCCACCGCCATGCTGATTGCAATTGACTGAGCATTGTTTGTGCAAATTAATATCAATAAATCGCCGCCTATCCGCACCACCGCGACCAGCATGTATATAATGACCGCAATCATATTTAATAGACTGGCTAGTTGTTCCACAGGTAAAGCAAGGCTTGTCTTTATCTCTTACGTGAACAATGTACTGGTTTATTAATACTTGTAGCTTAGAAAGCCATTGTGAGAGTGTTATTAAAGCTTTCTTTCTGACCTTGACTGACGCCTTAATCGCCTTTTCAGCATCCTTTACTAATTTAGGGCGTGATTGTATGCCTTTTTCAATTGCGAGTAATGACAGGCATTCTAGGGAGCATAGAGCGATATTATTAGCTGTTATTATACCGTCACTAGGTCTAAACCTTTCCTTGCAGTTACGGCACTGGCGCTTACTATTTGCCATTTATAACCACTTGTAGTAGTTCAAAAACGCCCGAAACGCTTCACGCTGCGCTTCAGGCTTGTCTTCAATCGCCTTTTCAATATTGTACCGGCGTATTTTATTGCTACGCGCCTTGTAAATTAAATGGGCGGCTTCCTTCTTTAACTCAATGTTGTCTCTTTCTTCTTGTGATAAGTCAGAAATATTGTGATTTT